TCATAATAAATAAAACAAATAATATAAGAATAGATAAAACATAATAATATAATATAATATATCTAGCCATGATGATTTAATTGAAATAATAATATCAGTAAAATCCATTATTCTTTTTCCTCTTGTATTTTATAAATACCCCAAGCAGTATAAGAATCAGCAGCAACTTCTGTTGATAAGCTAATTATATCCATTTCTTTCCACCCTCTGGTAAAATCATTATTGATATTTCTAAATAAACTCCAGGATTTTTCCCTTGGCTTCAAGACTTTTCTAAAAACGCCATATCCTGAAAGAGCTAAATCAACAGTTGCATAAGCAATATCCGCATCTTTGTCACTTAAGCCAATTTTGTTAGCAATATACCTATATCCTTCTCTAACACCACCATTAATATTTTCTCTGTACAGTAAATAATATCCATTTTCAACAATATTATTGTATCCATGAGACATTACTGGAGCACCGAATGAAGCACATGCTAACCCCAAGGAAGCTTTACAAACTGTATACCCAGTAAGAAGTTGAGTACCACCAGCAACAAATCCAATTTGCTTTAACATAAGAGTAAAAAAACTTGATTTTTCTTTTTCCCTTTCAATTATTGCATATTGCTTTACTCTATTCGCTGTTAAATAGAAAGCTTGCTCTTTCAGGTGATCTATTTCAAATTGGATTAATTCAATTGCACCACTTGAAGATAAACAATGAACACGAACCCGTCCCAATATATCCTCTATAAAAAGATTTACATCTGAATTAAAATCTATTTTGATTTTACTATGACTGATATAGCGAAAAGATAACGTTCTTGCCAACTCTCTTAATTCTCTTACTTTTAAACTCAGTAATTTATCTTGTTCCATTCCCGTCATCTTCATAAAAATGATTTACTAGGCAGATATAAATCATAAATATAATTTATGGAATATAACAAAAATAAACCAATAAAGAAACAATTAACAGAACCATTAAATGCTATATAGAGAAATCCACCCGAATAACGAGTGGATTTTTACATAAATAAATAGATTAAAACGATTAAGCTAAGATACGTAGCATACGACGCAGAGGCTCTGCTGCTCCCCACAACAATTGGTCACCTACTGTAAAAGCAGATAAATATTCCGGGCCCATATTCAGCTTGCGTAAACGCCCTACAGGAGTATTCAATGTGCCTGTTACCGCTGCCGGGGTCAATTCCCTCATACTCAGCTCACGATCATTTGGGATCACTCTTACCCAGTCATTATGCGCAGCCAGTAATTGCTCAATGTCAGGAATCGAAATATCTTTTTTCAATTTCAAAGTAAATGCCTGGCTGTGACAACGCAAAGCACCAATACGGACACACAAACCATCAACGGTAATAAGATTATTACCGGTATTGAGGATCTTGTTGGTTTCTGCCTGCCCTTTCCACTCTTCACGGCTCTGACCGTTATCAAGCTGTTTATCAATCCATGGGATCAAACTACCTGCCAGTGGTACACCAAATTGGTCTGTTGGTAAAGAACCTCTGCGAGTGAAATCTGTCACTTTTCTTTCAATATCCAGGATAGCAGATGCCGGATCTTGTAGTTCTTTTGTTACTTGAGCATGCAAAGATCCCATCTGAACCAGAAGTTCACGCATATGACGAGCTCCAGCACCAGAAGCTGCCTGATAAGTCGCAACAGAAGCCCATTCAATCAAATCATTAGCAAACAAACCGCCCAAAGACATCAACATTAGGCTAACGGTACAATTACCACCAACAAAAGTTTTTATACCTTTATTAAGACCTTCCTGAATATGAGCATGGTTAACCGGATCAAGAATAATGATAGAATCATCATTCATACGCAGCGCTGAAGCTGCATCAATCCAATATCCCTGCCAACCTGTTGCTCTTAACTTTGGATAAATCTCATTAGTATAATCTCCACCCTGACAACTAATAATAATATCCAAAGCACCAAGAGCTTCGATATCGAAAGCATTATGTAATGTACCTTGTTGACCAGTAAAATCAGGAGCCGACTGTCCGTGTTGTGACGTTGTGAAGAATACTGGACGAATAATATCAAAATCCTGCTCTTCAATCATACGTTGCATTAATACTGAGCCGACCATACCGCGCCAGCCGATAAAACCCACATTCTTCATCATTATTATCCTGCTTTGGTGAGTGTCAATTAGATATTCTGATTACATTAAAGCTGACAAAATATGACCGGAGACGCAAGTGAATTTATTAATTATTTATAGGATATTTAGCAACGTCACTAGCAGCAAGATATAGCAAATCGAAAACGCAACAAAAAGCCACCTATCGGTGGCAAACATTTACAGCTAACACAGCTAGTTTGTGACTCTTCAAGCCAAATTCAACTGAGTTTTAGGCTTTTCTTTTGGATGCGGTTTCACACTGATCACTTCACCCGGCTTGGAAATAAAGCGAACAAATGTTTCATGGCTGACGAAGGTTGCACCACAATTGATATTTTGACACTGGTTGTAACGTTCTTTTGTCTGACTGGAATGCTCAAAGCTGCTGCGTGCATGAGCAGCTTCACCACAAAGAGGACACTTGATCATATTTATTACCCTTAACTAAAACATGAAATCTCATTCCAAGAACAATATAGCAATATGATCTTATTTAAAGAACAATTATTTCATGTCGAGAACATCAATTTTTAATTCCAGAGTCAGCGCAGTTGTAAAACCACCGCTAGATCCATTCATCGTGTGAGTAACTTTTGTTAACGTCCATTCCGTTTCATCTATTTCAGGTTTAAAACCAATGACTTTTATCGGTACTTCGGGGTAAAGATCTGCACGCCCTTGAGCCAGTTGAATTGAAAATGTCGCCATACCACGTTGTATTTTTTCCCAAATAGCTTTGGCAGCACGCTTAGCGCTGGCTTCATCAGCATAAACACGGGAAAGCTCCAGTACATTATCCTTACTACCAATCAGATATGATTTTGAGCTACCAGTACCTCGCTTAACTGCCAAAATGTGTTTTTTCTCCGGTTTACGGGTATCTAACCAATTTGCCACCACGCCGGTATAAGCCTCACGATCAGACAGAGTAAAATTATGGCTGTCCCCTAACCGACGAGTGATCACTAATGCAGGGATAACTTGACCGCTGGCTGTTTTGTTCTGTCCTCGCCGAATAAATATCAATTTGCCATTTTTTACTGAGGCAATTGCCCCTTCCTGATTTGCCAACCGGGTAAGAAAGCTACCATCAGACTCATTTGTCTGATCGATATGATTAATAAATACCTTCTCTATATCCTTATGCAAATCGGCGGTAAGGTTATTTCTGGCGGCAATAGTATGGACAATCTCACCTATCGTTTTCTCATGATAAGATACTTCACGTCTCATATTGAGAGATTCACGAAAATCAGCACTACGGGCACGGATAGTTAATTTATCCGGTGTTCCACTGTGCTCAATTTCATCCACGGTAAAACGCCCTTTATCTATAAGTGGCTGATCACGCCACCCTAATGCCAATGAAATCACATTACCTCGAGAAGGTAACATCAAGCTTCCATCGGCATCATCCAGTTCAACATCAAGCTGATCGGCCTCAAAACCGCGATTATCCGTCATCGTCAGTGATATCAGGCGCGATTGAATGCGCCCGCTGATATCTTTATTATCAATTTCTAGAAGAAATCCCGGTGCACTGCCTTTTTCAGGAACCCTGTCAAATTCAGACATCATCCAATACCTCTTTCTTTGACTCTACCCACCAAATTTTCTGTAAGCATAGAGAACTGATTCTGAAGATCACCGAACATTTCACCCAAGGAACTATCAACTCGCCGCAACTTCAAAGTAAAATCAATTTTGCGAGCAGCGCCATTCGACATAAGTTCCGTTTTTGTCTGATCGATACTCTCAATGACAAACATGCCATAAACCGTACCACTACCATCTATAAAGGACCAGGCTTTGCCGCTATCAGCCATAACCTGTAGAGCCACCAATGATAAACGACCACCGGTAATTTCTGGATATAACGAGCCTGAAAGTATCATTGTGTCATTATCCGGCCCCAGAAATTGCCCGGCGGGCCGAAGCCCAATACGGCTATTAAAAGCATGTCTCCATGACTGCTGATATTGCAGGCTCTGGTATGGCGTGGTTTTCAACATAAAAACAAATAAACCCAGTGCTGCCATCATAATTAGAATTCTCCTCTATCAGAGAACGAACTGCGTAAACGAGCTTGCTGCTTACGGTCCCGATCATCCAGTTCGCGCCTGACCATTGCAGCGATATCCTGCGCAGACTGCTCTGGAGCGCCATAGATATTTATATGATAGACCGGGGATTCACTAAGGTACTGTATCTGGTGCTTCTCTGTTTTTTCCTGAATCTGTGGATACGCCTGAACAGGTAAACTCTGAATATGCAACGGTGCTGTTCTGGCTGCCGCAGAAGGCGCCATCACACTTAAAGAAAACGCAGCTGCGGCTGCAAGTTTAGCAGTCTGACGTCGACTAATAACATTAACAGGGCCTGTTACAATCTCCGGTCCATATTCACCAACAATACCAAATCCGCCAGCTGGAATAATTCCACCTTTGTCGTGTTTAGGCAGAACCGAGCTGACATTAGAAGTCATGTTATTACCGGCACCTTTTGAAATATCTTCCCCTGGCCGCATCCAATCAGGGATATACTCAGACAATGAGGTCAGTTTCTTTTTCAATGCCTCCCATTTTTCATTAATCCCCTCCAACAAACTGTTAATTATCGCTGTACCAACCTCTTTAAATTTACTGGGTAGGTTCATTACATCAGCAATAATTTCATTCCATTTATCCGAGATCGATATTTTAATATTCTCCCAGATATCCAATGTATTCTGTTTAATTAACTCCCAAGCATCACTTATATTAGTTTTAATATTCTCCCAAATTTGTAAGGCACTCTGTTTAATTGATTCCCATTTCTCACTCAAGCTGATTTTAATATTTTCCCAAAGCTGAGAAAATTTCGGCCCCAATGTTTCCCAATTTTGCCAAATATAAACAGCAGCCATAGAAATCAAACCAACAATAGCGAGGATTGGGTTAGCCATCATCAAACGACCAACGATCATCATAGTACTTCCCAATATTTTCAGAGCATTTCCAACTAACCCAAAAGCTCTCACACCAATACTGCCAAAGAGGGTAAGACTATATTTCGCTACAGCTAATGGAAGTAATATTGAAGCGATCGCCTGCGCTAATGCACCAAAAACAGTTAACATCCCTCCAACGACCATCGTGATAGTCGCAAGTGTTGCAGCCAAGCGTGGATTAGCCTCCATCCACTCACCGACTTTATTGACCACATTTGTCACTTGCTGAGTGACTCCCCTTAAAGGACCTTCTGCGCTGGAAAACATCTGAACACCCAGATCACTCCAGGCAGCATTAAGTTTTTGGATATCACCAGTGAGGCTGCTCGTCATTATAGATGCAACTTTTTGGGATTCGCCCTGGACACTCTTTAATTTAGTGATAAATGCCTGTAATCCCCCTTGCCCAGCTTGATCCACCAACACATTCAAAGCAGGAGCGGCATTTTCACCACCAATTGCGGTGAAATAACCAATACGTTGTTCTCTGCTCATTGACCGTGTTTTATCATCCAATTCAGCGAGGATGTCAGGTAATTGCCGTAAATTACCTTTAGCATCACGGGTCTTGATACTTAGTTGCGCCAATGCAGCGGCAGCGGCTTTAGGCGGTTCAGCCAACCGTCCCAACACGCTGCTCAGAATCTCTCCGGCTTCACTTCCTTTGATATTGGCATCACTCAGCTTTCTGGTAGCAGCAGCAACCGTTTCAATATCAATCCCCAAAGAAGAAGCGGTCGGCGCAACAAATTTCATGGTGTCACCCAATGCCGCCAACGTCGTTTTTGAACCAGTAAACGTTGCCGTTAAAACATCACTCACACGGCTCATCTCTTCGGATTGTAATTTGAACCCTTCCAGCACATTAGTGCCAATATCAATGGTAGCGGCGAAATCTGCACCACTAGCCTGTGACATTGATACCGTACCGGGCATCATATTTTTTATCTGAGCAGGGGAATAACCGGCAGAGGCATAAAGACTCTGCCCTTGCGCAATTTTGCTGGCATCAATTCCGGTACTTTTGCTCATCTCACGACTTTGATTGAGCAACATGGCATATTCAGGAGAATTTTTTTCAATATTAGTTTGTACCCGAATTTTGGCCATTTGAGCATTAAGATCGTAACCCGGCATTAAAAAGTTTTTGCTGGTTGTCAGTATCTTAACACCTGCCGATTTTGCATTAGCACCATGCTGGCTAATACGATCACGAAGATCTTTAATTTTGCTATAGCGACTTCCATCGCGACTCTCTTCCTTTTTACTACTGTCATGCGCAGCCTCCTGCGCATATTCAGGAGCAGAATAAGGTTTAACCGCTTTACAAGTCTGATTTAACTGCTTGAGTTCACCACGGTTTTGCCGGATGGAATCCGCCAACCTTTTATTATTTTGCTGTGTGGATTTCAAGACGCTGGTCAGCTTATTAACGGACTGTATTACCAATTTAAGCTGTGACTGTGTATTACTCATTTTCTGCACCACTTCGTAAGATGGCCCGATGTCGCCAGTCCAGTAATTCCGTCAATGACATTTCACTTGTCACTGCCGGAGACCAGTGGAAAACGGTGGCAATATCTGCCACCAAGTCATCTACGGTTAGTCGGTCTGGAAACCGGACTTCGCCGACTTCGGTAACAAAAAATTGACCACCTCAACACTGAGATTAATCAGATCGCCCGGTGTCATTGCCAACAGGTCGCTTTTAGTGAGAGCCGGAGTGGTAACACGTGGCAAAACTAACATCATTGAGTCCACATCCATCTCCAGCAAAGCCTGTAGCCGAGCACCACGCAGCGCTCCACTGTTAGGTTTGCGCACCACCACTTCAGTGATGTTGCTATTACCACGTGCAAGTGGTTCTTCTAATACGATTGTACGCTGCTCGTCGTTTTGAGTAATGAGTGTTTCTGTCATGGTTCAACCTTGTTTATCCGATTAGATTAAAGACCCATAGCGCGGCGATGATCTGCCAGACGATCTTCACCATTAACAATTTCAACCATGTTAACGGTATCCACTTCGATCAGAACTTCACCATCCCATGTCAGTTTAAAATAGGTGTTTTTAGCGCTGATTTTGGTCTGAGTGTTATCCCCTTGCTTATAAGTGCCATGGTCAAACTCATGGAAGCGGCCACGCATCACGATTTCAACAGCAATCACATCATTGGTATCATCGCGCTGGTAGGAACCCGCAAAACGTAACATTACGCCGTCAGCTTTAGTTATCCCCCACTGCCGATAATGCTGAGCTTCCATACCTCCCAGAGTAAATTCAACATCCAATGCACCTTCATCCAGTCCCAAGTCCACAGTCGCGCTACCGTTCATACCACCGCCACGATAGGTTTCTAGTTTACGACTCAGCTTAGGCAGAATAAGTTCTTCCACTATTCCCTGATAACTATTGCCGTCATTAAATAAGTTCAGGTATTTAAGTTTGCGAGGTAATGCCATCTGTGTCCCCTTAGCCGTTTATGCTTTTCGCGAAATCCATCAGGTAACGATCTGTAATACGCTGGCGTAACATCATGTTTTCCAGTGGTGGTACAGGTGTGTAGTCGTAATCGAGGGTCAATTTACCCGCTTTCAGAGTGTCTTTATCATTGGCATTTTCGTCGTACCAGCATTTACCATCAATGATGTATCCCCCAGACCTCAATTCACGGAACTTGGCGTTAACACCTTCAATAATGTCTCGTACCAGTGAAGCAGTCAGTGGCTTATCGATTGCCCACATATGTGCTTCCGCCATGGTATCAGCCAGCACCTGAGCAGTGCGGGTATAACTTTCGAACTGGAACAATGGGTCATCAGCACAGGTACGGGAACCCCAAAAACGGAAACCGTTCTTGCGGATAAGTGTCGTGATACCTTTTTCGTTTAGATAACCAGCATCAGTTGCTGGATCTTGCAGATCCCAGAATACGTCTGCTGAAATACCAGTCACACCATTGACACCGATGTTCGACAGCGTTTTATGCCAACCTGTTTCTTCATCAATTTTTGCCCGCAAGCCCAGTGCACGGGCAGTAGCATAGGCGGTAGCTTCTTTTTTGGAAACAGTGTCCCAACTCAAGAAATCAGGCCAAATCAGCATCACTTCTCGCTGACCGAAGTTTTTACGATATTCGGCAACTTCTTCTTTATTCTTACAACCATAAGCACTGATATAAGCCATTGCTCTTAGTTTTTGTGCAATACTCGCTAGTTCAACAGCAACAGCTTTTGTATCCAGCCCAGGAACCCCCAGAATACGTGGCTTCACACCTAATTGGCCTTGTGCTGCCAACAATGCCTGCATGCCAGTTTTCTTACCTTCACTAGTCGTAGTACCAATGATGTTAGTGGTGGTATCACCTTCCGTTTCACCTTGTTCTACACGGACAACAACAGTAACGGGTTTAGCCTGGTCTGCGATAGCTTTAAGTGCCTGAGGCAATGTACCGGCGTCACCCGCTTTGCCAATTGCCATAGAAACATCAGTAATCAAAACCGGGGTATTTAATGGAAAAGCTTCTGCGTCTGCTTTAGGACCAGTACAGACCATACCAACAATAGCGGTGCTAATTGTGGTGATGGTGCGTGTACCTTCGTTAATTTCCTGCACACGGACGCCATGATGATAATCTTGTGCCATATTAGCGGTTCTCCTATTAAGGTGTCCCGCTATGTTGAAGTATCCAAGTTATTAAATCATTCGATTAGAAATGTGTGGCAGATGATACAAATTAGGTTGGTTAAGTTATTATTTTTTCTAACAATTTAAATGTAAGCACTTTATAAATAGCAGGAAATGAAGCCTCTATAAATCAATGCATATTTCTTGCTGTTGGAAATTTTTAGTCCTATTTATTGATTGTTTTTTCACAGATTTTTCCTACAAAAATAGATTGTAATTTATACATATCAACTTATTTCGCTGTAAATCACTGTTTTGGTCATTTATTGATACCCGGATATAGCCAATCTTTCCCATATGTAACCCTGTTGAGTACCAATAGGAGACTACCCTTTCAGAAATTTCACAGAATAATGAGTTTTGAAAAATCTTGGTTTGATGGAAGACATTATTAACACACTATATCCTGTAGGAATTGTGGTTTGGTTTGCTCAAAATAAAAACCCAAATGTACTGTTTCCAGGTACTACATGGAAATATATTGATGAAAATAAAACAGTTCGATTGGCTAGCGCTAATGGCTCTGATATTTTGTCAATAGGTGGTAACGATTTGATAACTCTGACAGTGGCGCAAATGCCAGCACATAATCATATATTTTCAGGAATGACAGACATATTTGATTATGGTACTCGAACCACCAATACCACCGGAGAGCACAAACATGATAGCGGGTGGGGTGAAACTTCTGGTGGGCGTTATGGCTATTATGACGATTCTAGAAACAATATTGGGTCAGCGAAGACAGATTCTGACAATTACAAATTTAACACTAGCATTGATGGCGCCCATACCCATACGGTATCAATAGGACCACATAACCATACAATTTCAGGTAATACAGAAGTTACTGGTGCCAACGCAGTGATTCCAATTACTAACTCATATATTAAGTTGATGGGATGGTATAGAAGTTCATGAAGGCCCTACGGCCTTATTCTTTACCTCAACTAATCAGCTATTTTTACAATTGAGAAAAGACCGGAGAGCAAGAGAGTACCCGGTCTTGACAATTTTATCATTCTGGTACTTGTGGCCAATTAATATTTGGAGCTATTGAAGTATCAACCCGACTCAGTAATACCACATACTTTTTCCAGGCAAGCAATAATGCTTTCTCTGCGTCTGAAGCCATCTCAGTCTCAACAGAATATTGTAATAAAGTCATAGCTTCATTAGCGTGTTGGCGAAGAGTGACTCGTTGTAGTTCTGCTTGTTCAATCTGACTGTTTTTTTGAGCTTCAATATCCATTACCCATTTTTCACCATCCCATTTATCAAAATCGGAGGCAGGTTGTTTGAACGTCAGTGCTTCAGGTAATTCACCGGGTTTAATGATTTCCTGTGGTTCCCCAGTTTGTGTGTTATAAGCCATTTCTCCTCGATAATCTGGCACAATTTGCCAACCGGTTAAATCAGATGAACGGCAGGCGACATAGCCCTCTTGGATATCAGGTGGTGCGTCTGTGCAGGAATTGGCAGGAAGACCAATACCAACGGAAAGATGTTCATCAGTACTGTTTAGATATTCCAGCGTAATCGCATCGTAATTAAACACAACGATACTTCCGGTACTGATGGCAATATTATTTTTATCCAGTACAGCCTTATTCATCAGGCAATCCTCACAATGTAATTAAATGCTACGTTTCGCGGACGTGTTTCTGTTCCTGTTGAAGCAAGAATCGCATCGTCCATATAACCGAAGCCACCATTTCCAATTCCGGTAGCGATACCCAATCCACGGCCATCAAATCCGTAGTTAGCATCTTTGGTGACACTATTGAGAATATAGCTCGGTGTACCCAAACCATCAGCTCCAGCATTTGAGTTGGACCACATTCGGCTAAGCCTGTGATTATGTGGAGCAATATCTGCTAATTGATTGGAAAGTAGATATCGGCCAACATCCACCCCACGCCCATCATCCCAGCCACGGATAAATTCACCCCGTAAATCGGGCAATCTACCACTAGGATAAACTTCTGCTAATTGTGGGTATAAAGATTTATCAAAGATTGCTCCATTACATTTTACCCACCCATTTGGTGGTATGTTAGTCGGCCAAGGAAGAGGTATTCCCACCGGGATCTCTTCGAGTACAGATGTACTCATTATGCGGCCCTCACAATATAATTAAATGCTACGTTGCGCGGCCTTGATACTCCGATGTAATTTGCACTGGTAGTAAAAGTCGATGTTGCACCTACAGCTCTAGCTCTTAATGAAATACCGTTAGGTTGTGGCTGAGGAGAATCCCACTGCAACTTTGTGCGCTCATTGATCGAGAAATTAATAACATTATCAGCAGGCTGACCAGCAATTTCCTGTAGCAAATAAGAGCCTTCCTGCCATACTAATAATGGACGAGATGGATCGACGCCACGCCCAGCATCCCAGCCACGGATAAATTCACCCCGTAAATCGGGCAAATTACCACTAGGATAAGCCTTGGCTAACTCTGGAAATTTCGACTTATCAAAGGCCGCCCCATTACACGGAACCCATCCTTCTGGCGGTGTTTCAGTCGGCCAGGCAAGTGGTACACCGACCGGAATTAGCTTTTCCAATAAACCAAGGTTTTTCACAAAAGCATTTTTGTCTGGGATATCCGCTCCGTTTTGGTTTTTTGCCAATTTACTATTAGCATTATCATAAGCTGCTTTTACTGCTTTGGGTGTTGCCGCTGTGGTTTCATCATTACTGTTAGTTGCACTATTGAGTTTTGTAAAACCTTTCTCTGTCAACGTAGCATCTGGGTGATTGCGGCTTTTTTCATGTTTCAGAATAGAACTATCTACATATTCACGAGTTGCCAGAACTATAGAGGGATCAATTTTCAGTGTTACTGAATCAGTATTGCTGATAATTAAGATCATTCTGACAGTTTGTGTTCTACCCGAACCTTCCTGTAATTGTGGTTTATAGGTTTCCGGGCAGTTTGCCACCGCAATCAAGTTACCTTCACTGTCAAACAGACCAATTTCACGCATCCACCAACCACCCTCACCTTCAGGGATAATCTGTTCGGCAATAATTTGGTTAGTGTTTACTGGGTCAACACTCAATGTATTAATTGCGGCCCGACGCTTTTCATTAACTAGCTGTGTCTGATTAACATCAGGATCAGGTAATTTACCGCCACCATCACCAACAGCCATGTGAGTAATATCGACTTTTGTTCCCAAAGCAGCAGCATTTGCCAGCTTCGCCGCTCCCAGTTTGGTTAAAATTGCAAAGTATTTCATGGTGAAACCCTCAATGTATCTGTATCGATCAAATGAATTGCAGCCCCTAAAAGAGCATTGTCGCTAGTTGTGATGACGTCAGGGAGATATTGGTAAACAGTGAGGTCATCTCCAGTATAACTCGTCGCAGCGCAATAAAATTCGCCCTTAACATCCAGATTGATTGACAAACCTATCAGATGACGACTAACAGGCTTGGCATCAGAAATTAGCCGTTCCAACTCTAAAAAAGTTTCTTCGGTGATGCCGTTTTCCTGTACCCCTATCGCCAATCGGAATGTGCCTGGTGTTTCGTTGTTCTCCCACCATTCCTTTATTTGAATGAGATAGCCTAACGGTTCTACCACGCGACGGACGGCACCAATAGTTCCCTTATGTTTATGCAGAAACATCGAGTTTTTTATCACGTCCCGCTTAGTACTCACCGACCAGTTTTCATCCCAGCGATCAACCGACCACGCCCATGCGAGATAAGGTAAAAACTCTGGAGGGCAAGTGTCAGGATTCCAGAGTTTGCGAAGTCGTCGTACTTCTATGTTTTGCAGTTGCGAACATGCCTTAGCAGCAGCCAACTCCAAAACGGTAGAACCTGTTGGCAACAGGCGGTCATTCATCATAACCTCCCACTATTGGATCTGGATTTGGCCTGGAGCAATCAGAAGTTTGGGTTTTACGCAGTTCTAATTTTGCACTGGTGCAATAAGGAGCTTGATCTTTACACAGTATTATATCGTTCGTCGGAACTCTCAATTCTACCTGTTTTACCCCAGTTACATGCAGCGCGGCATAGATGGCGGATAACCGGATATCCTTTCCCAACTTATGTTGATCTTCTACATACTTCCCCATATTTTTTTCAGCCAATTTACGAATAGGCTCAGACTCAGGTGTTGGCTCAAGATAGAGCACAGCATCAATCTGATATTCCATTATTTGGGCTGGTTGCACTTTTACCCGATCAGCAACCGGTCTGACATCTTCGTCATTGAGTGCTATAACCACTCGATCCAGTAAATCTTGTGAAGGTATACCGTTATGTGTTTCATCTTCCTTATCGTCCTTATCTTTTTCCCATATCCATTTCTGTGACAAAATAGTGACGGTCACATTGGCCGGTGATGGACTGATGACAGAAACATCCGCAACAGTTTGATATTCACCTTTACCTTTTCCATCACCTTTATTAACACTAATACCTTCATTAACTTTAAGGGCATGATATTCATATGCACCTATCGGCCCTGCAACACTTAGCCCTTCGAAGGCTCTCTGGATACGGTTACGGAAGGTACTATCAGGCTCCATAACTGCCCGAGTAACGTTATAATTCGCTCCTAATTGGTCTAAATCGCCATTGGTTGCATAGGCCAGCATCACTGCACGAGCCGCTTCATTTACCCGCTGACGCAATATCAATTCTCGGTAAGCATTTTCTTCAAGTAACTTAACCAGAGGTTCGGATTCCAGCTCTAGTGTTCGAGTAATAGCATCCCGTTGTTCTTCAGGGTAAAGAGATATTAATTTGGCTTTACGCTCAGCTAATAGTCTTTCATAATCCAGTGGCTCTACTACATCAGGTGGTGGCAGTTGGCTTAGGTCTACCAGGTCAATAGTCGGCATTGTTTTACCTCACAGGGATGGATAGAGAAAACACCCCAGGGGACAGCTGATAATGACCAGATATATCTACTGTCATTTTGCCGTCTTGTTGGGTATTTATGGTGATAGCTGTCAGATTAATTCGTGGTTCCCAGCGGCTAATAGCTGTATAACTGGCAGCCATGACTTGCAGGCGTAGAGCCGCGTTCTGTGGCCAGTCAATTAATTCAGGTAGCAGAGAGCCATAAGTGCGCCGTTCCAAACGACTACCAACAGGGGTTAGTAAGATGTCGCTGACAGACTGGCGTACATGATCCAGATCCGTCAGGCTACGACCGGTTTGTCGATTCATTCCAAGGTACATCATTATACTGGACCTCCTGTTGTCGCACCGCCTGCCATGACGCCGGTGTGCTGGTGCGAATGTAGGGTTACGCCGTTAGAACTGAGTTTTCCGCCTGTATTTTCAACATCACCTTCCAATTTAATTTTTGACGCTTTCAGACCCATTTCTTTTCCTGCTTTTAGTCCAATCTCGTTTTTTGAGTCCAATCCAATTTTATTAAGTGCTTCTAGTCCAATCTCGTTTTTTGAATCCAATCCAATTTTGTTGTACGATCCCAATCCAACTTTGTTGTATCCATTTATCCCAATTTCGTTGTACGACTCCAATCCAATTTTGTTGTATGCCTTTAGTGTTATATTCGTTGCCTCAAGTGTTATGGAATTTGCAGCTTTCACACTGGCAGTCTTAATACCTTTTACCGTTAAAGCACCGAATTTGGGCTCATACTCCATTACTGCTCCATCAGGGAATACAATATGAACAGCTTGTTCGGAACGAACCGGTAATGCCAGAGACTGATCAGAATAAACGGCTGGTAATCCACCATCTGGAAAATCAATATGGTCAGCTTCTGTAGGGAGAGTCGATGGCTCTGGAAATTGATCAGAATAAACAGCCGGTAATACAAAGGATGTGGTCAATTCACCGCCAACAGATAATAGCAAAACTTGCTCACCACGGCTGGGAGCCCACCAAGTACGGGAATTACCCGCTCGCATTGTCAACCAAGGTCTCCAGTCAGTTTCGAGATTACCTGTCGCAATTCGACACATTCCTCGCTGAGTATCTACCTCGGTAACAACACCAGTTCTGATCAGGTTACGTAATAAGCGTAGAAGTTCTGTTAGTTGTGTATCCATATTCGGAAAAATGCCATGTAGGTAGTTATGGGTTTATGTTTGGAAGAATGACATTAAAGGTAGCGGTAGACATTAAAGGCGAATTGTAGGAAAGGTCAGACAAATTTCTTGGAAGGTGAAAACTATAACAATATGAATTAAAAAGCCTTTTCCTTAAAGGGAAAGGCTTTTTAATAATCTGTAGGTGGTTTTTTTATCAACGCTTAACGCAGTAATCTAAGGAATTTCAATGTTGTATTGTCTAATCGTATGCTGGATATAAGATACTAAAAGTAAGTTGATTACAGATAATTCTTGCTCGAATGTTGAAAACAATACAGTTACAATTTTTTTCCAGAATATCCTGCAAAATGCGGATAGGTTTTATTTGCTCTTAAAAGGCCAGTAGATTAAGCCATACTCTTGGCAACGCTGGTAAAAATAGAGTGATAATCCTTTGAAAAAACAATCAAACTAACACCACCATAAATGGCATGGTTGTATTCACGTCCATTCATTACCTTTAATCCCAGAGTTGCAGAATAGGTTTTGTTGCAGTTGGCATAATTTCAGGCATTTCAACTTCAGTGCCATGTGGCAGGATTACGCTATATTCAGATTCGGACAATTCCGGAAATTTTTTAAATATCAATTCAACCAATCCTGGATTAGCTTCCAAAACAAGTTCCGTCATACCCTGAGTTCGGCCATAGTGGCGCCAGCACAAGGCATCAACAGTATCATTTTGCTGTGCAATTATTTTCATTAGGTACTCTCTATTACAAGAAATATTGTTAAATTAGAGTACCATGGTATGCCAATAAAAGAGGGAAAACAATGAAACAACATTGTTAGAGCCATAGTACAAATGAAAAGCAAGAAGCCACTTTTCAGTGGCTAATTTTTCAATACAATCATAACCAACTTAGAAACTCTAGATTATTTATCATACAAAAATTCCACATGCGTACTGTTTATTTGTCGCATTTATTCTTCACGTGTTTCGTGACAATTAATAAGTTGTTTCGTAAGTGGCGTCGATAATTCTGCAATCCAAGTCAAAGCTAGCTCTTTATCTTCAATATGATTACATTCACAGCTTATTGCCATTCTGGCAATAAAATTAATACGTTGCGCTATTACTGATTCCATAAGAAAGTCCACTGACAAACTTACCCCCGCATAACATAACTGTATATAAGGACAGTACACGTTGATTAGAAAAAATTAAAGGGATTTTTTATCTTTTTTAAGAACTATATTTGATAGTGTTAATATATTAATTATTGTTTTTATTGAAATAATTAATGATTAAAAAGGTTTCTTTCCTATCACAATCCGTTGTAATTAATAATTTTTTCTTATTTTATTGCTTAGAAGATTTTTGCTATTTATTTAGATTGTATAGTTTCACAAAGTATATAGATTGAAATTTAGATGCCCATGATGCAATATCATTCGTTGGATCTAGTAAATTTATTTGGAATCACTATAGCTCTTTAATTAGAGAGCGTTGTGGAGAAGAAAAACTCACTAAACTGTACTTTAAATGAAAAAAAATGTAACTGAGATAAAAATGGGTGCAGATAGTGGAGGAAAACAAGCTATCGAACGCCTTGTTAGTGCATATGGGTTTAAATCACGTCAAGCACTAAGCGACCATCTAGGTGTGTCTAAAAGCACAATGGCAAACCGGTACTTAAGAGATAGCTTTCCAGCAGATTGGGTTATTCAATGCAACCTTGAAACCAATGCTTCATTGTTATGGCTAAGCACTGGGCAAGGAGAAATGTTCCCTGATGGAGAAAAGAAAAAGGAGTCTTTAGAAAACATTATCACTCCGACAATACAGCGGGTTAAATTAGTTGGTGGAAAGTTGAACGCTGACAACCCTGTGACTTTAGATACTCAACTTATTGCCAGAGAAATAAGAAAACCTCTCATTGTAGATAACAATAACACTTGGTATTTGTTGGATACAAAAGAACCTGATGTTCAGGATGGTTTATGGTTAATTGATATTGAAGGAATGCATAGTATTAAAAAGATCACAAAAATCCCGGTCGGTAAAATCAGGGTATGTGATAGTGATGTGATCTTTGATTGTGCAATTGATGAAATTAACTTCATTGGTCGAGTTTACCTGATGATTTCCAGGTACTGATAGTTTTTTCATTGTCGATAAATTAATTTTTTCAGATGTGTAAATCCATGCTTGATGGTAATCTGTTGTCTAAGTAAACGTTTAATTAGCTGAATCTAAAATATTAAGTTGATCGATAATCCGTTTTATTTACCGGAAAATATTTATATATCGTGGATAACGATGTGTTGTAAATCAATGATAATTGTTTCCGCGAGTGGCCTTTAGCCAGCAATCTTGCGGCTTGTTGCTGTTCAGCAAATGAGAATGATACAGGTCTGCCACCTATTCTTCCCTGAGCACGAGCTGCTATCAATCCTGCATTTGTTCTTTCAACTATCAATTCTCGTTCCATTTCAGCCAGTGCACTCATAACATGAAAGAAAAATCGTCCCATAGAGGTACTGGTATCAATACTGTCAGTCAGGCTTTGAAAATGAACGCCTCGTTCACTTAAATCAGAAATTAAAGTAACCATGTTTTTTACGCTACGTCCTAGTCGATCCAGTTTCCAAACAACTAAAGTATCCCCTTTTTTAAGTTGCTTTAAAGCTCGTTTTAAACCTGGTCTATTGGCTGTTTTTCCACTGATTTTATCCTCAAAAATACGTTCACAATTTATACTCATCAGAGCGTTTCGCTGTAAATCACTGTTTTGGTCATTTGTTGATACCCGGATATAGCCAATCTTTGCCATGTTTAATCCTGTTTAATACCAATAGGAGACTATTATTGTAGAAATTATCACGGATTAGGACGTTGTGAAAAACCTTGGTTTGATAGAAACGGTGAATTTGGCGAAAAATGCTCTTCCTAAAGACTCAACTGAATCACTCATATCAGGCAATCACAATATTAAAACAGGTGGAAATTATTCCAGTTTGTCACTAACAAAGAGCGATGGTCGATATGTCTTCATAGAAACCACTTCTCATGAAGCAGATTCTTTTTGTGCAATAGGATATCGTGAGTCTGACTCCTCAAATATAAATGTTGTTCAACTCCCTCGAAAGAACGGCTATGTTGCAATAGCTAATGAGCATTATTCTAAATCAGAGTCTGACAGTCGATTTATTCAATTGAATACGGATACAAAAACATCAGGTTATATATTAGCTAAAACTGCAAACTATTATGATGATCCTAATTCACGTCATTTGGGCCGTTCGGGATTTTTGAGACCTAATGGAATTGATAATCTGGGGGCATTAGCAATTCATATAGCTCATCCTGGCGTTGATAGCTCTCAGCACGCTCGCGGGCTTTCTTTCGGGTATGGGGGTTATTCAGAAGCATTCAGCATTTCTACTTACGCTTTCGATGAGAGTGGTAACTTCAGGGGGAAACGTAAAATATTAACAGAGGATGATATTCTTGTTGGTATTCCGCTACCGTGGTCTAAGTCAACTGCACCAGCAGGTTATCTTATTTGTAGTGGTCAGCAGTTTGACAAATCTATATACCCTAAATTAGGGGAAGCATATCCCTCTGGTACACTCCCTGATTTACGTGGTGAATTTATTCGAGGTTGGGATAATGGGAGAAGTATTGATTCTGGGAGGGAAATATTATCTCATCAGAATTCAACAAAGTTACCTAATCTTTACACTCATGCTGAATCTGAAAATATGGGATTATTAGTATCTCCTCCTATTAATCGTTTTTCAAGTAATTATCCATCAGAAATTATGGCTAGTGATTTTGAGGAAGCAGAATTTGGGAGCGGCCAATATTTTTCGACCCCATTAAATCCTACTGGTGTAGTTTCATTATCTACATTTAGAGTACGTCCCCGTAATATCGCATTTAACTACATAGTGAGAGCAGCGTAATGAAAACACAGAAACAAAAATATTCCCTAGAACCAGAAACCACAATATTGGGAAATAACGGATTAGCAACCAAGGCTGGTTGGTTGATAATCTACCATGCAGAGCCTTATTCCAGAGAATTTATTGGCGCTAGACCAGAATATCTAATGGAAGGAGTGGGACTTCCTGCCAATTCCTATCCAGATGCACCAGAACTTCCAGATTCTGATGATATGGCTATTTGCCGCAGTGAAGATAAAAGTTGTTGGCAAATAGTACCTGATCACCGAGGAAAAATAGTTTATAACACGCAAACCCTAGAACAATATGAAATTACTTCGTTAGGTGAACTACCAGAATCTCTGACATTCAAACAACCTGTCACTGATTTTGATAAATGGGATGGTAAACAGTGGGTAACTGACAAATATATTATAAAGGATAGCCAGATTAAACAGGCAGAAAAGCAGCAGGTAGCACTATTACGACAAGCGAATGAAACAGTTACATTGCTACAACATGGCGTAGATACTGAGCTAGCTTCAGAAAAAGAAAAGCTATTGTTGATAGATTGGAAAAAGTATTTAGTATTACTCAGCCGGGTTGACATTTCATCAGCGCCAGATATTAGCTGGCCTGAAAAACCAGAATAAAATAAGAACGGCCTGTTTTTCAGGCCGTAAATTTACTAAATTGTAATTATTTATCGTTTCTGAAACCATTTTCTATATAAAACTCATTAACAGCTTTTTCAGAGAACGCGTTTAATTCTTGAAAAGAAAAACTAGCAATTAATTTCATAACCTTATGTATTGATACTTCATTGCTTGTTCTTGTAATTCAATCAGTAACATTCAATGTTTTCTGGTAGTCCATAAAAATCACTGACAATAACAAGAAAACTACAAGCCAGTATTTCTCTGCAAGAAGATCTGATGATTTTACAATCAGTGGTACTACTTAAAGTATAGAGTAGAAATAAATTAAAAATCATATAAATATTGAATTTTAATTAAAATAATAATTTATTACCATTACCAGAAAAATGATTCATCTTATTCTGGCAACTCTGGCCATTTAATATTTTGTGCCGAGGTATCCATTCTATTTAACGCGACACGATATTTTTTCCATCCCATCAAATTTGTTATTTCGTTATCAGTAGCAATACCTAAATCAATAGCATCTTGCAATGGTGCCATTTTAATAGCCGCTTGTTCCAGTAAATAATATCGTTGGCGATGATCATCTTTATTTTTCTGTTTGATAATGGCCTGCTGATATAATGCTTGAGCCTCTTGAGCATTGAACCCCATTGAGATTAATTGATGGGGTTCAGCTGGCACATTAACATATTCATAGCCATTTTTGTCTATTAGTTTATTTAATATTATCATATATCCTCATTATGGTTTCTTTTGATAACGTGTGTCATAATCCAGAGAATAACGTATTGTATTATCAGTATATTCTTCACCTAATAATGGATCATTGATAGCTAATGATTTCACCATCCACTTCATTTCTCTATTAAGGTCTGCACTTGACCACTGATATATTTCAACCTCTCCTTCTTCACGTGAATAATAGATTGACTTAAAATTACTGGTCGTAAAATAGGTTAAACCACCACGTAAATAACAACCACTATAAACGTAACAATCTACAATATCACCGGATTTCACATCATCATAAAGGGGATACTTACCGTCAACAGGTCTGGCGATACTTATCATAGCGTGACGGATCGCTTTTACTGTCTTACGATAGGTTTGATTTATGCGTTTAATATTAATATAACGGGCATCCCCTCCCCACGCTACATCTCCTCCTTCTATTTGTACAAGCAGACCAGCAACATGTGTCACACCCTCACCGAATGGTTTTTTTTCTGCATCATATGGATAGGGCCTATGAAGCGTTAACCAAGAATTCGCTCCGACATTAGGTGGGAAGCCCCACCAAACTGGATAGTAGCGGTCAGTACTTAGGCCAGTAAGATCAATCGTGGTGGTATAGCGTGATTCACTCAGAATATCCGACGCAGTGGGTTTATTGAGCGTGTTATATTCTTGGGCCCAAGGTGTCCATGGTAAATTGTGATATTGGCTGCGTGTATATATCCGGCTGCTGTTATAAACAAAATAACGCTGAATGATCCCAGCAGCCTGTAAAACGACAAGTGAACCAGCAAGCGATTCAGGGTAGTTAGCACCATTTTGGGCATAAATATTGTAATCTTGGTAATAAATCCCTGGTATTTTGTAGTTATCCAAATTTGCCTTATCACCCAAATAAACCGCCTGCCCATGAAAAATATCCTGAGACGTAATACTGATATCCTCAGTCAGAACTTTGCCATTCACTTTTCGACTGTTCGGTACTGCTCCCTGAGCCAAACTCACCGTTTCTATCAAACCAGATTTTTCAAAACTCAT